TGACCGGGATCGGCCACCCACGACCCTTGTCAATTACCACAGGCTTGTCGGTCTCTCCATAGAACGCATCAATCATCCCGCGCATGGTCTGAGCGAGCTTGGTGCGGTCCTTGTCGTTCTCGTTCAACAGCCCGGCTTGGTGCCATGTCGTTGCCAGCCCGTCCAGCGCGTGAACCAGCCCTGACGTAGTGGAAACGTGCGTCTGTGGGTTCTGGTTAAGTATCGCCGCCAGCACAGTTGAGCCGGAACGGGGGATACCTGAGAGAAAGTGAAGGGTTTTGTTCATATAACCTACTAAGAGTTTAATACGCCCATTGTAAAATACCTCCCCGCAGCCGTTTGAAGCCATGTAGTAAGAGCGCCAACTTGCTTCGGGCTCGAGTAGTAGGTGGTGTTATTTAACCCAAGCTGGCCTGCGTTGTTGGCTCCCCAAACCCACAGTGCCTTGCCGGATGTAATAGCAGTGGTATAAAACACCCCGCAAGCAGCCTTCTGCCACGTAGTTAGCGCACCTACTTGCACTGGGCTAGAGTAGTTTGTCGTGTTGCCCCTACCTAATTGCCCTTCGTTGTTTCGCCCCCAACTCCAAAGGGTGCCGTCAGTCTTTATTGCAATGGAGTGTATGCCTCCAGAACTCGGGGTAGCCCATGCAGTCAACGCGCCTATTTGTTTAGGGCTTGCGTACTGGTTTATGTTTCCTAGCCCTAACGCCCCTGAGTTGCCAGACCCCCAACTCCAAATGGTGCCGTCTGTTTTTACCGCAATAGAGTGGTCATACCCACACGAAATATCTTGCCAGTTTGTTAATGCTCCGATTTGGATAGGGCTGTTCCTTGTAACTGTGGTGGTGTTATCCCCCCGCTGCCCGGAGTTGCCTTGACCCCACGACCATGCTGTTCCGTCAGTTTTTATGGCGATTGAGAAATTACCCCCACAACTTATTTTTGCCCAAGTAGTAAGCGCTCCAATTTGTACGGGGCTAGAATAATATGTTACGTTTCCAGTCCCAAGTTGTCCGTATTCGTTTCTACCCCATGACCACATGGTGCCGTCTGTTTTTATTGCAATTGCGTGCCATCCTCCCAAGGCGCAACTTACTCTTGCCCACGTAGTAAGTGCACCAATTTGCTTAGGTGAGGAGTAGTTAGTAGTGTTCCCCAACCCTAGCTGGCCGTATTCGCTTCTCCCCCACGCCCACATGGTGCCGTCAGACTTGACCGCGCAAGTAAACTGAGAGCCTGCAGAAACTTGATACCATGTAGTTAAGGTTCCAACTTGCTTAGGGCTGGAAAAATAACCTATCACTCCTAGTTGACCGTAGGTGTTGTTACCCCACGCATAAAGTGCGGGGCCGCCAGCAGAAAAACTGGCTAGTAGCCCTTGAAGAATACCGCTCATATCAAGTCAACCCCACTCCAGAAATGATCCATTCCGTCGAAGTCACCTTCACCGCTGTGGCTACACCATTCGCTGCAAGTGTGCGTGATCCGGTAGTACCAGCCCCTGCAAGACGCATCGTGTCGGTGGTGATAGCAATCGTAATCACACCCGCGCCGTTCTGGTTGATGAACGTGACCGCTGTGCCGACAGGGAAGGCCACGGAACCGTTGGCAGGAATCGTGAACGTCCTTGCCGTAGTGTCCGCAGAGGGGTGGAAGATTTGCTTGCCAGCATCCGTCAAAACGAGCGTATAGGCGGCTGACTGCGAAACTTGGGGAATGTTCAGATAGCCCAGCGTTTCATTACTGCCGGGGTCAGGCAGTGTCAGGGTTCGACTTGCGGACAGCGTGGCTGGAGTCAATGTGATTGCATAACTGCTTGTGCCACCTGCTCGACCAGCAACTACTACGGCATCCTGTGTTGAGGCCGCTTCAGATCGGATTGCGTTTGCTGCGCGAAAGGTTTGTGCTGCGGTAAATGTCTGTGCAGTGCCAAGGACGGATATAGTATCAGTGGCATCAGGGAGCGTCAGCGTGCGCGATGCCGTCAGTGTTGTTGGGGTCATCGTTACACGATAAGAGGACGAACCTCCTGCACGCCCAGCAAGAATAATGCCGTCCTGCGTTGAAGTGGCGGTGCCGAAGGTCTGACCTGTGGCGTTGTAGAACGTATTTGCCCCGGTGAAGGCGTTATTACCCGAAAGCGTAACCCCTGCTGCCGGGGTTGTTGACTGCCACGTTGTACCATTTGATGTCAGGACGTTACCGTTCGTGCCGGGTGCTACAAACTGAACGGCAGAACCGCCGTTACCGAGGATCACGTTGTTGGCAGTGAGCGTGGTTGCGCCTGTACCACCGTTGCCGACAGGTAGTGTGCCTGTAACACCAGAAGCCAAGCTCACCGTGGGGTTTGCCAGCGTTACTGCTGCGCCGCCGCCCGCACCGTCAGTTACTATCATCGCCTTTGTGCCCGTAGCGATGGTTACCGAGCTGCCTGAGCCTTGCGAGATCGTAATCGACTGACCGCCTGTGGTGGCGTTCTCGATGATCCAGACCTTGCTGACCGTGTTGGGGGCCAGAGTCACCGTGCGCGTAGCAGACAAAGACACAGCGGAGGTGAGCTTGAGGTACATGGCCCGCACGCCGTCGGCGGTGCCGTCGGTCATGGTGAACGTCTCGTCCGCATTGGCGGCCAGCTGCTCGGTGCTGTAGCCAAACGCATCGGCAATCAGCTCAAGGTTGGTGTTGGTGCTCGTCCCCCAAGTGCCGGACTCGTCGCCTGTTGCGATCTCTTTCAATCGCAGGTTGTTCACATAGGTCGCCATAAAATATTCCTCAAGCCGCCACGTCTACCTCGACCCAGTTCGGGGTCTGAGCGTCATTTACTTCAATCCAATTCGCGTTCTGCGCATCGTTGACTTCCGTCCACCCGCGTATCCTAACCTGTCCTACTGCACCAACACCCTGCACGCCTACGGGGATTACTAAATCGCTTATCTTAAATGATACAGTACCAACAGCCCCGCTACAAAAAACTCCTGTAGGTATTACAGTCTTACCTATACCTGTGCTTACGTTGTCTACTGCCCCAGTGCCTTGCACCCCAGTAACTTGGACAAACGCGTCGTATACGAGAGCTACGTCCCCTATTGCACCTTGTCCACTTACCCCTACAGGAACAACGCTGGAGTTTATAGACAGCGTTGGAGTGCCGACCTCTCCGGTACCGGATACCCCTACTGGAACTATAGTTTTACCAAACGAAAGAACTACGTCCCCTACAGCGCCAGTACCAGAAACGCCAGTGACTTCAACCAAGAGCCCTGCACGAACAGTGACGTCACCAACTGCACCTTGTCCACTTACGCCGACGGGTGTAGCAGTGTTTACTACAGAAGCAGCACCAACCTCGCCAGTGCCTTGAACCCCTGTAGGGGTCAGCGCAATCAAAGGTAGCGGAGTAGATACTGCGCCAGTCCCAAAAACTCCTTGGACAGCAAACGTCACGTCAAACGTAACACTACCAACTGCACCAGTGCCTTCAACCCCAGTAACGGCAATCGAACGATTTACGGCTGTTGTAACAATGCCAACTTGGCCCTGTCCCGCAACGGAAACAGAGCCGGTACCAAAAGGAAGCTCTCCCCATCCGGCGCGTCCCCATCCCCCCAAAGGAACTACAACAGCTCCAGTTACTTGGATAGATACATCGCCTGCCGCACCGGTACCGGAAACTCCAGTAACTGCGACCGTAACAGCGCCCCCAGAGGTAGGTAGGGATGCAAAAGGTACCTCTGAAAAGCTACTGAACCCGAACATTTAAAGTCCTGTTGGGGGGTTGGGCCACACTACAGAAAAAGGAAATCCCGCTTGCTGGGGAACATCTCTCAACGCCTGCCTATACGAAGCCCAAGAAGTTTGATTGACGGTAGCGTCCGGTATCTGCGTCCAGTCTGATGCTCGTAATTTATCGTCGCGCCGCTCTCTTACATTCTGAGAGGCAGTTTCCACTGGTAGGTGTGTTACCTCCCATACCTGTTGGTACTTACCTTCGTTACGAACTACAGTATACGTTGCCCGACTTGTTGCCAAATCTACTTCGGGAGGCGGCGTTTCTGAAACTACCGCTACACCAAACTCATCTAGCACGGCTTGGGTAATAGTCGAAGGGAACGAAGTGTGGGGGTAATCTCGTTGTAGATCAACTAAGTAGTAAGGAGCTTTGATAGACCCATCTGCCAATAGCTTTGCGTACATAATAAAAACCCTTACAGCGAAAATTGATACACCAACGTGGCCGCAGCTATAAACAGCCTAGACCCTATGTCATTAAACGCAATCCCCGCTGCTGAAGCAGGACCAGAAGGCTCAAACGCAAAACTCTGACCCGAATAACTTGCTGTACTAACATCCCACGGTGTGGCGAGTCCGTATTGATACAGTTTAAGCGTACCCCCCCCAACGTACATCACGGTGCCGTCCGGTTTAAAAAACAGCGAAGTCGGGAGTGTTTCCTGAGTTGCCACTGAAAACACTTGCACATAACTGGCTGTACTTATGTCCCACGCCGTAGAGAGATTATATTCGTTGACATTATCTCCTACAGAACCCATAACGTACATTTTTGTGCCGTCAGCTTTGAACTGAAGCGCAGTTGGTGCGCCCTCTTGTGTTGCCACAGAAAAACCTTGGCTGTACGTAGCAGTGCTTACATCCCATGCAGTAGCTAATGTGTATTCCCGTACAGTGTCATTTGTTTGCCCCACCATGTACATCTTTAGTCCGTCCGGCTTGAAAAACAACCCGGTGGGGACAGTATCCTGTGAAGCCACAGAAACACTACGTACATAGGTAGACGTAGTTATATCCCACGGTGTTGATAGGCTGTATTCGTACACTGCGTCATTGCTGGTTGCCACGCGATACAAAACTGTTCCATCTGGCTTGAACGAAATTGCTCGCCCCCCACTGGACTGCGAACCAGTAGACATTGAGGTAGGAACTTTGGCTGAACCTATGTTCCACGCAGTGGTAAGCAAAAACCTAGATACGGTATCAAACTCAGTTCCCACTACATATAACTGAGTACCGTCAGTAGAAAACGAAAGTCCGCTAGGCGACCCTTCAGCTGAAGCTATAGAAAGAGTCCTGATATAACTGGCCGTACTTATATTCCATGCGGTACCCAGAGAGTACTGATACACACTAAGGTTAATCGAACCAACTACATACATCCCTAGCCCATCAGAAGTAAAAAACAACCCCTCCGGATTGGTATCTTGCGCAGATACCGAAAACACTTGCACGTAACTAGCTGTGCTTATATCCCATGCGGTAGATAATGTGTACTCATTAACGTCGTTCCCTGAGTTCCCCAAAACATACATCTTTGTACCGTCGGGTTTGAAGAAAACGTCAGTCGGGGTAGTGTCTTGTGTTGCTACAGAAAAACTTCTTACATAACTTGCAGTACTTATATTCCATGCGGTACCTAGAGAATACTGGTACACATTGTCGTTAGTTTGCCCGACCACATACATACCCAACCCATCGGATGTAAAAAACAATCCTTGCGGAATAGTATCTTGTGAAGCTACTGAAAATAATTGAACGAAACTAGCTGTCTGTATATCCCACGCAGAAGAAAGAGTGTACTCATTAACTTCGTCCCCCCCACTTCCTACTATGTACATTTTTGTACCGTCAGGCTTAAAAAATAACCCTTGGGGAATACCCTCTTGCGAAGTAACAGAAAACTGCTGTACATATAAATCTGAGTAGGAAGCTAAACTCCAAGTAGCTGGCTGCTGCGTAACGCTAAGTAGTTTCCCGGTAAGCATTACGCATCACCGACCCTAGCGCCGTAAAGCGTGGTGCTTACTTTCCAAAGTTGGACTATCGTATACCCTGTAGTTTGTAAAGTGGGGGCGACTCCCCCGTCTGTCTTCCAAGTTACGCTAGGCCATGTAATGGTGTACGCACTACCATCGTCAATCATCAATGACATGGATTGCCCAGAAGCAAACGAAGATGCCGTAGGTGATCGGTTTGCCCCCAACGTCCATAATTGGATAGTTCCGTTAGCTGGATTTAAATCAACCGAAGCACCGTCAGAAATAGTAAATACGTCTTCAGTGTAATTACCGTCAAACACTAGGTTTGTAATTGTTTTACCCGAAAGAGTTTGCGTGGCGTCAGTAGCGACAGCGCGTTCCGCCGGATAAGTTACAAAAACATCTTTGGAGTTAGAGGAAAAAGAAACCGCACTTCCACCGCTACTAGACTCAAGGACCGTATCCCTAGAAAGGGTCGTACCGCTAGCCGTATAGGTACCAATACCTATTTCCCACGTATTGGCCGTCCCATCAACAATTGCATAATAGGTAGTGTTACTGTCGCCGATTACGGAAAAAGACTGATACCCCGCTACGGCTCCGGCCAGCGTAAGCGTGCCTGTACCCGCCGTAGTCGAGGTCTCTTTTACTCTGTCTTTAAGAACCAGCGCCATAACTTACCTCACGCAATACGAATGATCGCCGTAGCTGCAGCTGCTGCAGGGAACTGAATCTGGAAGTCACCGGAACTCACAGTCTGATCTCCACCAAAGCTCAACACCGCACACGCAGAGTTTGAGTTGTTGGTGTTATAGATCATCGCCCCACAAGTAGTGAACGACGCGCTGGACCACGTAGTATCAGCAAAGTCAGTGATCGCAGTGGTGCCGTCAGAAGTCGGAGTGACGTTGGTAAGCGTGTTACCACCAGCCGTGTAGCCGGTGCCGCTGGCCTCGTCGCTGTTGCCGGTGATGTTGGAATAGTTGGTGCTCGCAGCGCCATAAGTGCCGCTACCTGCAGAAGCAGATTTCAGCAAAGCGATCTTAAATGTATCGCCAGTAGACGCCGTAAAGTCGTGCAAACCCTTGAGCAACTCAACTTTGAAGCTGGTGGGCATTGCGGTAGTGACGGTAATAGCCATGTTAACTCTCCAGTAATTTCACAAGTTCCGGGTGCCCAGCGGCGCGGAAACGGTTTGCCAACGTAGTGTGGTTAGACCTCACGGCCTGTCGCATGTAGTGAACTAGCACCCCACGTATTTCATTTTTGAACGCCTCAGCCTGATCACGGATGACAGGGTGACTGTTACCGCCAACTGAGATGATCTTGTTAAGCGCCTGCTCGGCCACTTCTTCCGGGGTAAAACCACGGCCAGAGACCAACATGGCTTTTACTTCCCCCAGCTCCGCACCGCCAATAGTACTGATCATGTTTTATGGCCCCGGTGATTCTGATTTTACAGGCAGGCGAATCATGCCGTCACGGTACTCGTCACGGCGACGGCGACCCTGCTGCTCGATACCCAGACCCTGAATCGCTTGCTGGTAACTTGCCGTGAAGAAATTCAGCATCTCTGTCGGGCCCTTCGTGTAGCTGTAGGCCTGAATCAGGCAGGCATACAGGAGGGCCTCGGGAGCATTGTTGCTGATCCACGTGGTCGGATTGGTCGAGGACAGCTGCGCCGGCCGATAGATGTAGCCCAGCTCCACTGAGTAATTGCTGTTCGGCGTCGGCGCCACGTAGAAGGTATTCTGGTCCCAGACCGAGTAGTACTTCGGCACGCCTGTCTCAGAGCCGTCTGCCCAGTACTCCTTCATGAACGACGTGTCTCGGAAGTCCAAGAATATCTGATCCCCAGAGTTCGTGATCATCATGTACCGATGAGTCAAGATGTCACTCGGGGCGCTCAGGAACTTGTTGCCACTGGTCATCGTGCCCGTGGATTCTTTTTTGAACACGTCCAGATCAATGTCCCGCAGGATCCGGTTCTCGGCCATGGTGATGAACGTGTTGATCACCGCGTTGGTGAACACGTTGCTGTCGACCTCGGTGTAGTTCCGAATATTTGTAACCAGCTCGTCGTATGTCATCAGGTTATCACTATGGTCACACGGCCTACTTGACCCACTCCCAGAACAGCATTCTGCTGCGGGAATGGCCTCATGTTCACGGTATTGGTGGCGCTGCCGATGCTCTGGAATGCAGAGTCAGCAGGGACTCCCAAGTACACTACCACGGGTTCAATTCTATCAGGTCTGGGATCTCTTAGGGCTATCGCGTCACCGCGGTAGTTCAAGGGATCCAGCTGGGGCTCTTTCGGCTCGTAGTCTTCAGGACACACCATGAAGCCACGCCAGTTCTTGCGCAGAACTTGATAGGGGTAGCGCTGGCCACAGTAGTCACAAAGGCCGAAGGAGAACTTGCCTGTTGCAAATGCCATCTCACCCCCCGAAGTCTGGAACAAGATGAATGCTTGCGGTGTCCCTGTCCTCTAGTGCGGCACGCTGGAAATCTTCTTCGTACAACTGCTTGAGGCCCGCGGTTCGCTCTGGTGCAAACTTCAAGGAAAGCATATATGCCAACCCCGACACAAGGCACGGCAAAAACCGGAAGTTGACATCCGCCGTGTTGGTGTAACCACCGGCATCTTGAATTCGACGAATCCTGTAGTAGACGAACGTATAAGGCTGATCGGCAGCAGGGTACAAGAACACTTTTGTGGGGTTGGCCCGCTGAACGTAGTACTGCGCCGGACGGGCCTGCGTCAGCTTGTCAGGGAGCTCCAAATAATCCTCGCGGCTTATGCGGTCCACGGTGATGTCTGTCTGCTGGCCTTGTTGCGTCAATCGAATAACCGCAGACAAGACGTTGACCGTGTCCGTCGGCAGCGTCAGCTCACGGCTGCCCTGCACCAGCGCATACGTGGCTTCCTCGATGGTCCAGAGGTTTAAGCCCCTGTTGGCCCAGTCAAGAAACAGCAAATTCAAGGAACGACGGGCAGAGGTGAGCTGGTAGCCAGAGGTCATCCTCATGCCACACCGCTCAAACGATTCCTCAACAAGATCATCTATGTTGAGATTGAAGTCCGTCGTTCCTGAAGTTGCCATCAGTCACACGCCATGCCGCCTTTGCGGTACTTCTTGGCCATGCCGCCGCCCATCATGCCCATCGCCATCTTCTTGTGCTGATTGATGGCCATGCCACCCTTCTTCATCATGACAGGGCCTGTCTTTCGGCTGGTTTCGGAAACCATGCGGTTTTTCGGGCCACTTTCAACGCAACCGCCGCCTTTGGTAGCGGCACCCATTCCACGTCCAGCCATTTTACTTACCTCTTGTCTTCATAGCGCGGCCCTTAACGTCCGCAGTTTTACGCTTCACGGCACGGCCCATGTCGTCCGAGGCCATGCCGCCCTTCTTCATCTTGCCTACGCCGTCAGCAGCGAAAGCAGGAACCTTCTTGCCATTCTTCTCGACCATCTTCATCTTGTTCTTCATGACTTGCTCCTGTAGCTACGCACTTTACTTGCGATCTTTTTAGGCTGCTTCGAAAACTGCTTTCCCTTGCTGGTGTCTTCCCGCTTCTTGCGAGAAGTGGCTGCATATTCCGCCGGGGTCAGGGCATTGATGGCGGCCTCCGGAAGGTACCGCTCCCCGGTCTTGCTCGATGGCTTTCCAGACTTGGTGCGCCACTTTTGGTCAGTCCATTGCTTCAATGACTGCTGCGTCTTCTTCATCAGTCTCGGTAGCCTCCTCCGGCTTCCTTGTACTTCTTGGCCAGCAGCTGTGCCTTACGGGCGCTCCACTGTCCTGCGCGGGTGCCTTGAACAGCTTGCCCCTTGATCTGGTTGAAGAGGCGCTCCCGAAGCGCAGGCTTCGTGTAGTTGCCTGCCGCGTTGACCTTGGACTTTTGGGGAGCGGCCTTCTTCATCAACATTTCCACCTGCGCCGCGCCTGCCGAAGCCTGCTGTTGGGGTCTTTTGCTGCTTCTGGGAAATCACGCATCTGACCAGCAGAGCGCGCGCAGAATGACTTGCGGCGCTTGGCGCGAGCAGGGGATGGGTTGTCTTCAGTCACCGCTGTCTTGAGCTTGCTTCCGGGGTTGGCCTTGCGGTACGCCGCCACGCCCTTCTCCGTCATGCCTGCCCCAGACTTGGTCGGGCGGAAATTACCGCTCTTGACCGAGGTCTTGATGCCCATGCCCTTGCTTTTGGTTGCCATTAGGCAGCCGCTCCGCCTTCAAACAGCAGGGTCACACTGGTTACTTCAACACTGCTGACATCAATGAACACCCCGTCTTCAAACAGGATGCCCATGTCTGGGATGATGATGTCGTACGCACCGGCGGCTGCCGGAGTCGTAACTGTCATCTTGCCTGTGCCTGCTGACGTGGTGCCGTCTTTCAAGACGAAAGACGCTGCCGTGTTGGTGCAGGTGAAGTACACCCCCACCACCCGAGTGCGCCCAACCACAGCAGACGCATCTGCCGTCTTGGTCACCGATTGGATATTACTGAAGCTCATGGCTCCCCCTATCGGGTCTGCGCGCCGAAGATGTAGTCAAGGGTAGTGGCACGGGTGCCCGTGGCGCTGCCCGAAACACTCATTGCGGCCAGTGCCAGATTTTCATCATCCGGGATGTCGGTCAGGTGCGTTGCGACCAGCTTGCCGTTGATGAAGAACTGAACGCTTCCCGTTCCGGTGGCCGCAAATCCAAGCACCACATAGGTGTTGTCTTCCAGATCCACCAAAGAATCCGTGGAAGTCTCAGTGCCGTCCTTTTCGGTCTTGCACAGGATAGAGGCGTTGCCGTCGTTTACCTGAAACACGATGCGGTCGGCAGCGGTCAACATGGCTTCCGGGTTGGTGGCGAAGTTGACAGTCAGGCCGACACAGATGTCGGTCTGGTCAGCGTCGTTGCACTTCAACCGGGTCTGGAAGTACAGGACCTTGTCAGCGTCTACCGAAAAGATTTCGTTGCCCTGAATCGAGGCGCCGTCGTCGTCCGTGGTAGCCGTGGAGGTCAGCGCAACTTCGCCGCCTACCGTGTCTGCCACGATGGCGACAGCGGCACCCGAGTCTTTGACCACGGTCCAGCTGTTAGTGGTGTCGATGGCAACACCGACAAAATCATCCAAGAGCGAGAACGTAGACAGGTTGAAGCTCACGGGGAGATCGGCCATGCCTGCGAAATAGTCGGTTTTGTTGGCGCCAGAATACAGCAGGGGGCCGGAATAGTGCGTACCACTCATCGTAGATTCCTCTCATGCGAGTTGTGAGGGGCAGTCTGCATGAAGTCGGCCCGGGCCGTCTGCCACCCAAAGTGTTCCGGGGTTGCGTCTTTATATCAGTGTTACGCCAGAGTGTCCAGCCAATAAAAAGGGCACCCGAAGGTGCCCTCTCGGTATTGCCAGAGCAGCGATTAAGCTGCGCCGGGCGAACCGAACATGCCGCGCGGGTCGCTGAAACCAAAGCTGTACCGCTCTCTTGCCTTGTAGCGCACGTTGCCGGTATCGAAGTCGCCCTCGAACCCAGTCTTCATGGATACACGCTCGAACATCTTCATGCCGTTCGGGGCATCGGTCTTGATAAACCATGCGTCCGGATCGGTCAGGTAGTGGTTCACAGTGTAGCCCTGCGGAACCATGCCCATGTTGCGAACCGCATTGATGTCGTTGTCTGCTGTGCCTACGCGCAGAGTGGACTTCATGATGCGATCTGCAGTGAACATCAGTTCTTTCGGGATAATCAGCTTCAGCCCCTGAATCGCAATCTTCATACCGCGTTCATCGGTGAAGGCGGCGATGTCGATCAGAGCCTGTTCGAGAGACGTCTCGGAAAGGTCCGCCGGCACTGCCAGCTCGTTGCGCAGGTTCGGGCCACTCAGCGTCGGGTGGTCATCTGCACACAGGGGCTTTCCGTCACCGCCTACGGAAGTGGTGAAAGCACCATTGAGCACAGCTGCCGCTTTGATCTGCTTGGTCTGAGCCATACTACGGGCCAGTGCCTTGGTGTAGCGACCTGACAGGCGGTCATAGAGGTTGTCCTCTACGGCCTCTTCGGTCAGCGAGAACGCCAGTGCAATGGTCTCGTGTGTGTATCGCGCAGTGTAGACTTCCTGTGCGTTGTCATATGCGACGCCAGCACCTTCAGTCTTTACCGGAGCTTCGCCAAACCCAGACAGCATCACCTCTTCTTCGAATGCACGATCAGAGGTTTCGATATCGTAGATTTCGGCGTGTTCTTTGTCGTAGTTCTGGTATTCCAGACCAAACAAGGCGTTCAGGCCGGGTTCCAGTTCTTTAACAAGTTGAGCGCGTGAAATAGCCATGATTAGCTCCTATTACGGCGCTGTATTGGCAACGCCAGTGCTGCCATACAGGTGAGTGTTGATTTTAACCACAACGTCAACATGGTTGGTGGCACGAATGTTGTTCGGGCTGTCATAGAAGCCCACAATCTTCAGAACCAGAGCTGCTGTGTTGGCGATAGTGGAAGAATCCAACTCAGTTCCGGAAACGCCCGTAACAGAGCTGCCTGCTGTGTAAGCAATCTTGGCGTTCAAGCCAACATCTGCCTGCACAACATCTTCGTCAGCTTGGATGAGGAACAGCTGGTTGGGATCATCAACTACGTCTGCGGTGATAACTCCGGACGTGATGTTGACTGAACCCGGGTAGAAGTTCTTCCAAGTGGGTTTCCCAGTGGTGGGATCAGTGTAGTTACAGCCGTTGAATACGCCTACCGCAGCAGTGTGCAGAGTGTCGTCGTATTTAACAATGTAGCCACTGGATAGTGTGACAAGGTCACCTTGGTAAATCGCGCCAGACTGGTTGTCTGCGATCTCATAGCCATACTGCTTCTGAGCACCAGTGGCGGACAGGTTACCAAGAGGACGCAAGCCAAATGCTTTGTCTACGTTTGCCATTGTCGTGTCCTATGAAGGTTATTTGGGCTTGCCCTGCGAACTCCCAAATGAAGTTCTGGACGACCTTTCGGGGTTATGGATACGCATGGTGTCGTGCTGATTAGCCTTCAACATGTCGTTGTCCACTGCCCGTTGCAGGTCAGAAGCCCGTGATTGGTAGTATTCATTGCGTTCTTCGACTGTTTCATCCGGGATACGGGCAAGCACAAGATTGCCAACGCTTATCACCCCCGCATGCCTGCCGTCTTCGGCGACAGGTGCAGCGAAATCAGGATGCTCGTCAGCACGGACAAACTCATAGCCCTCACGGAGCTTGCCTGCCACGTTGGTACGATCTTCTTGATTCCCTGCTGCAGTTCGAATCCAGCGATGTTTGTATCCGGGAGGCGCGGGAGGCGCGTCCAAGCGAGAAGGTGGAGCCCACGGCTTGCGGCGTGCAGTTTTGTCGCGAGTAGAGGACCCACGGGCTGCACGGTTAAGAGACGGTACGCTCAGGCTTTCGTCGTTCATGCTCACTCCTTCACATATTTGGCGTATTCCTCGAGAGGAACACCTAGTTTTTTGGCAATCGCTACCTGACTTGGAGACAGTTTCACGAGCCTGCGTGCAGATGCAACGCCGGTTGCCCGGTTTGCAGAGGCAACCGTTTGCACGGGGCGGCTGCTTCTGGTCGGTTGTTGCGCAGAGGCGGGCTTCCCTAACCTGTCGGGGAACATTCCCTGCATTCTGCGATTTATCTCATCATAGTACTCATCTGTCCTAGGGTCAAATCCCTGATTTTGAACAAGGTCAATGTGGATGCCACGAACAGCACTGGTCATCACAACATCCTTGCCAAACCAAGGGTTGTTTTCGGCCCATTCCTCTGCCCTCGGATCCACTTCAACCTGCTGACGAGGCGCAGGGGCCTGCTGTGCTGGCTTGGCCTCTACAACAGGAGCCTGCGCTTGCGGGGCACGAGCCTGTGCGTCCGCCACACGAGAAGAGTCATATATCAAAGCAGCCAGACGCTGCTGGGCCTCAGTTTCTGTATCAATGTCATTCTCTTCGCGAGCCTTTCGGATGACCTGCTTCAACGCCAACATCTGAGTCTCAATGCGACCTTTGGCTTCGTTCAAGCGGGCGCCGTCCGCAGCTCGGAACTGCTGCTCCAAGGTCTCCTTTTGAGCATTGACGCTTCTCGCGTATTCCAGCGCCGCATTTTCACGACGCTCCGCTTCTCTCAAACGGGCGGTGAGCTTGTCGATGCGTTTCTGGACCTCCGAACCATACGCCCGGACTTCCTCCTTGTTGCTATCCTCTTCGGTGAGGACGGCCGGGGGTTCCTGTTTTTCCAGAACCTCGGCTTCTCCGTTTTCACCCAGACTTACCGTCTTTGGCTCTACTCCCTCGCCGATATCAAACTCCAACTGCTCTTCTTGCCTCAACATACTCGTCTCCTTAGAAATGCAACACGTCATCAGGGCTGTTCACCTTGCCGATGATCTCGTCATCGTTCAGGAACCTGATCTCTCCGCCATCAATATGGATCCGCGCTCCGGCATATCTGCCAAAGATGACCCAATCCCCCTCCTTGCACCACGGACCGTCCGGGAACTTTGACTCATCCCGGTAAGCCAGCGGGCCAACCTTCAAAACATAAGCACAGGTGGTAGCTATCGCCGCCTTGTCTTGTGTTTCTCGTGTAAGGGCAATCCCCCCTTTCGTAAGCTGTGCGCCTCGGTAGGGAAGCACAGCGATCCGCCACCCGGTGGGGGAGGGGATCATAGAAAGAGAGGACTCTAGAACAGCATTGTCGAGTTTCCCCTCGGCGCTAAAAACATCGCCAAAGTTCTTCGGCCTTTTTTCTTCTTCGGCCGCCTTCAACATACGTTTCTTTTCCAACGCGGTGAGTGCTTCAGTGGTCATAGTGCTCCTTGGACCCTTGGTGGTTAAAACTCTTCGTCAGCCTGTCTTTTCAAAATGTCTTTCACGGACTGCTGCGAGAATCGTAACCCCTCAAGACGGCCCATAAGGAAACGATAGCGCTCCATGTCAGTCACGCCACCGCCCAACACCAT